GGGTTCCTGCCCAAGTTGACCACAAGATCAGTCATTTTCGTCTAGCCCGTAAATTCGCCCGTTAATTGTTGTAATCCCTTCGCAACTTTTCTTTCCCGCGTTTTAATCTTAGCCCGGCGTTTCTCAATAAACGGAGCGACGTCAGGGGCTCCGTTTTCACCAGGCTCCTCCGTTAATATTTTATACCCAAGCAAAGCTTTACTCCGCTTCATTGCTGAAAGATCCACTTTCCCCTCCAAACGAAATGTCAACAGGGTCATTTTCAATCAGCTGCATCTCGGTTTCAAAGTCGTACGGTGTAATACCCCTGTCCGCCATAAGTTTATGCAAACTTTCACGGCTCAGCGGCGCGCCCATTGTGCGAGCTGTCATTAGTTGCACAATCTCAGCTCCGTTAAGCTCAAAGTCTGCAAATTCCATGTTGGGTTCAATCTTAACCTCTTCAGGATTTGCGCCCGTCCACTCTGCAACCATCTTGAGCAAGTTTTCCAACCCCGCTGCACCCGCCAATGCAATTTGATTAAGCGTAGCCGTCTGCGCTGTTAGGCGCGTTTTAAGAGCTTCCCCGCTCTCCTGCTGACTACCGCTAGCAGCAATAAGTTGCCCTGCCTTGGTCTCCGCTCGCTTGTGGTCATTTTCAAGCGCAGCACGTTGCTCAGCGAGACCGGAAGACGACACTCCGATGTATTTCGCGTCGCCGCCCATGTCCACTTCAATACGGCTTCCCGCGCCGGTACGAATAGCGTCGTCCTCGCCTAGACCGCCGTCGGGGTTGCGAACGCCACCGATAACCACAAGGGTATCTTGCCCCTGCATGAACAAGGATTGCCGGTAGTCCGCTTCACCTCTGTAAATTGCAAGCGACAAGCGACCCAAACCCAGCAACGGAGGATTGTCGGGTTCGGGCGTGATGTCTTTGCTGTTAATGAACACAAACGGAATTTTGTTAAGCGCTTTGCCCCGAATCAGCGGAGTCTGCATACGCGAAGGGTCAAACTCGGGCGTTCCTCCGTCAACGTCTATGAAAGCTCCGTTGTAATACAAGCCTTCCGGCTCGTTCTCGACCAGTTCCCCGAGTTGCAGAACCCTGTATTGTTTAAAAGATTTCCATTCAAAATCGCTGTCTCGAATTAGCCCGCTCTCATCCAGGACTACAAGGTTAAGGGAGTTGTAACCGTCAATTTCACTCCCCTCATCCCAATTCACAATGGATTCCGCAAGGTACGTTGCAATGTACGGCACAGGTTGCGCAGTCCCAATTGCAGCAGGCAGATCTGCAAGTAAACCAACACGGCCTGTAATAAGCTGCTCCGCATTAATGCGACGGAGCAGCATAGCAAGCGATTCTCCGTTTACGGTAGCCTTTTCCCGCAACGGTTCCAACGCAGCGGGAAGCTCGATCGTCGGTTCTTTCTGATGTAACAGCCCCACAAGCGCCTCTACGCCGTCTTTAATATAGTCCGCAAACACCGCACGTTGACGGTATGAGTTGTAAGCGTGGCTTCCTGGCTGGTCGACACCCATGCCGTCTAGCTTCATACCGCTGGTAGCGGGAAGGTACAATTCCCCTTTATCTTTGACAGCCCGCTCCCCTTTGTACAGGTCGCGTTGCTGCTCCCAGTCTGGGGCGTATTCCGTATATAGCGGGTGTTTTGCGTCTAAACTCATTATTGCATACCTTTGGTTCTGCCGCCTTTTGCGCCAGTGTTAAGGGAAAGAACTTTGTATCGAACCTCGTCGCCAATATGGTCTTCCGCGTCGGTGTCTACGTCATCTTGGTTAATTTCATCCCGAGGTAAGATGGGAAACAGGTCTATAAACATATTACAATTGTTGAATACAAACAAGCCCGGGAATTCGCGCGGAATCGGCATTTTTCGCCCGTTCATTTCAATATACTGCTTTTGCCCGTGTTTTAGGTATTTGCGCACCTTTTCCCAGCCAGCTTTCCGGCTGCCAGGCGACTTATCAGACCGCAACCATTCCACGCCAGGGTAGAACTTTCCGCCCACTTTAACCCGTTTAGCCATGTCCGCAGCAATGCTGTTTCCGTTTTCCGTGTTCCATATGGAATTATCCGCAGGGCCAGGCTTAACCCGACTATACAAACCCATCTTAATCTCACGTTCTACAATACCAGCTGCAACGTCTGACGCAAGCATACGCAGGCCTTGGTTAGATTTGCCCGTCCAACCATACCATTCCGCAATTCTAAAAATATCCCCGCGTACAGTACTGCGCCAAGTGCCGTCCAACAATTGCACATCTGAACCGTCTGACTCCGCCCACCAGCCTACGCTAAACGGAGCACTAGAACCCCAGTCAAAGCTCCGGTCAATACGCCAGTTTTTCGGGACGTGGAACGGTTTAACAATGTGCTGTGAGCTATCCCAAACGTCATCAAACATACCGCCAGCAACAACGTCCCAGTCCCCGCCCAGCCAAGCGCGGCGCTTATTGGGGTCTGTTATTGTCTCAAGCTCGGCAACATATTCGGGTGACAGGTATTTATTTTCGCGGTAACTGCCGAACAGATGCACCTGTGTCTTAACCACGTCTTCGCGTTGTTGTGTCCGTGGGTTAAACACGTTGACCACACGTCTATAAATTTGCCCCATCGGTGCTGCGTTAATGAACCGTTTTTTAACCCAGTTGTGTCCCGCTCCGTACGGGTTGCACGTGGCAAAGATTTCTAGCGGGATTTCTGGCAACCTTGACACTGCGCCTGTTTCGTGGTCAATGTATTCAAAATCCTCTGGCCGGAAGCTTGACCGGTTACAACTCATCATCATGTCAAACAGTGCGTCTGTGGGGTATTTTGTAAGTTCGTTCCAGCCAATCCACGGGAATTCCTGGCCGTGGTAACCCCAATAATCCGTCTCTTTCTTAATCGCTCGAAAAAGCAACTCCTCACCTGTCGGCCACACCCACCGGTAATCGGATTTGCTGCTGAGAAAGCGCGCACCATCTTTGAACTCTGGGAACCATCGCATCGACTTGGATACAAGGTCATCCAAGTTTTTATATTCGCGGTCAAAAATAATTCCCCGCCAGTGCCTGCCGTAACCCTGCCCCACGTGACGCCGAAACCGCATTAATTGGGAGTCTGTTTTGCCAGGGCCTCTTGTGCCGTGAAATACAATAATGTTCGCAGGACAAGACATTGCAAGCGTCTGAGATCCGGGCAAAGGCTTCCAAACCACTTTAGCGGGACTGTTCACAGTTTTTGTGTCTCTTCTAACAAACGTTCCTGGCTCTCCTGCGCAGCTTTCTCCCAAGCTTCCACGTCAGAAATCGCAGGAACCATCATCACCCCGCCTTTGTGCAAGTGCTCGTTTTGCGTCTTTATAGGCGCGTCTAAGCCCAGGATTGCGGCAAATTTTGAAGCGGCTTGCACTCTGCTGCTATACGGGCCTCGCTGCATCGCTTCGCGCAATGTGGTCAAAGTTAACTGTCTGTCGTGTTCGGTTTGCAGCTTGTCGTCAAGAACAGGTTCCCGCTCAAGTCTTGCAATTTCACGTTGTACATAACCCTCGTTAATGAACTGCTGGCTATAATTTGCAGCAACGGACGGCAGAAACCCAATCCGCAAGCAAGCCTTGTATTCGTCATGGTCAACAAGGAACTCTTTTACAAATAAATCCCGCAGTGCTTTATTACTCTCCGACAGACCGGGTTCCATAACCGCAGGGTCTGTCCAAAACGGCCCAGCGTCACGCGTCGCCATTATAAACCCTCAAAAGTAAATCTTAACAGGAGTATAATAGTAAACCGCAAAGAATAGCAAACATACACGTGCTAATTACACAAGCGTTATTTTTCATAAACTTCAAAATAACGCAACAGGGAATTATGGACAGCGTTGCACTCTTGCCAAGCGCGTTTCCATTTTTGATGGGACTGAATAAGATCTTTTGAGTATAGCAAGTTAATTTGATCCGGCTCTGCACAAGCCGATAGCAACACAGGCGGCGGGGAAAGGGGTTCAATCTTCGTTACAAATCGAACTTCCGGAGTACTGGGATGGGTTGAGCAGGCAAACAAGCTGGATAGGAATGCGAGTGTTGTTATAAGCTTTAACAGTCTGGTCATTTTCTTCTAAGCTCTGTAATTGAGAACGCATATGCTCGGATTGCTTGCGCAATGCTTTAAGCTCACTGGAGTACTGCTCCAAAGTTGCACTAGTTCGGCTTCGCTCTTTGACAAGTTGCGCAATTTGCAACTTGTCCGCTTCCGCTACATCTTTGAAGCCCAAAACTTGTGCTTCCAGCGTTTGCACCTGACTGGCGGCGCGCAATAGCTCGGTTTCCAGACTGTCCCGCTCGCGGATAACGCTCAACACGGGGATTGCGATAAACGCGCCAATTATAACCACAGTTATAATTTTGCTGTGTTTTGCTAAAAAGGACAGTACACTGATCAGCCAGCCCATATTAATCCTTATGCAATCCCAGCTTTTTAAACACAATCTGTTCTAACATGCGAATTGTAGCGTTAGCCCCAAGCCAACCGGACACGCCCACTATAACGCCCGTCCATTGGTCGGTAAGCTGCATGGCTTGACAAACGAACAGAACGAGCAACCCCACAAACCCGGCCGCAACGCCCTCTAGCAACGCCCGACCCCAGTGTATCCGCTCTCGTTTGTCGAAACTTCGCATAACGTGTCCAATAAATCCACCAAAAGCTGCAAAAGCAGCGTACGCTGCGGTTTGCGTCCACCAAGGCTCTTCCGGAATCATGCTTACCCCTTGTGTTTATCAGCGCAATCCAAAAGCCCATGCTCCGCCAGCAACGCAATTTTTGAGAAGTGGTACCCTTTAATTAATGTTTCCCGAACTTTCGAGCTCGCTTCGCCGACAGTAATGCTCCCGTCTTTGTTAGCGTCTAAACCTGAGTTTTGGCGATATGTGGTAGGTCTGGCCGTTTTGTCCCACAACAAATCGCCCCAACCCTTCCCAATTGCAGCGGGCCACAATATAGCCATATATACATCTGACAGCGTATGCAAGCGCCCTGCGTACGGAGCAAAGTACAAGTTAACGTATTCCAACTGCTCTTCCGCTGTTAAAGCTTGCAATAAGCTGGTAGACGTGTTAAGCGCCCTTGCTGTGGCGGGCATGAACTGTATTAAACCGGTCGCCCCAGACCCTGCGAAGTTTTTGACGGTGGGGCTAAAAGTTTCAGCGGTTTCAAATGCCATGCAAGCCATTAACCAACTTGCACCAATGCCGTTGTCCGGCAAGCCCAGCTCGCGCGACATACGCAACACGCGCTGTTGAAAACGTGGAGTTACACACGCTCCCCATGAGAGTTCAATAACATTTGTCAAAAGATTACCCACAAAAGAACGGCCCATAAAATAAGGCTGACCGGTGCAGCTACCGCTAACGATTGCATAAGACACCTCCACGCCTGAAACTTAGCACACTATGACTACCGTTTACAAGACTTGCGATTGCTGGAATAGTTGAAGCTCGGCATAGGAAGGGATGCATCCAGAATCTTCGTCCGGAATCAAACAGGTGAGGTACCTGTTTCCGTAAGCGTGAATAAACTCTGAGGCGTTGGGCGCGGCGCAATAAGCGCCGCATTCCCAGACGTACCAAACACTCAATGTCCGTATCTCACAGCAGAAAAAATTTCAAGCTGCATATCCGGGAAACAATACGCGGCTTCCAGTTTACGTGTCGCTTCACTCAAAGTCGACGCAACCCGCTCAGCTTGGGCGGTAACCCAACGCTTACCGTTATAAAATTTAAACTTGATTACGTATAAGTTCATTACAAGACTTCCTTTTGGACAGTTAAAGTGTGCGCGCCAATTTTAAGGCCGCGCTCGGTTTGTGTGATGTTTTTGTAATAATCGCCACCTACTCGAACCCACGAGTTAGAGCCGTCAACCATCATCAACCTTTCAATGCGGCAAGAACTGGCTTGTAACTTCACGCGGTATTGTACATCCAGCCGCTTGCCCGTCGTCCGGTTAACCCGCGTGAGTGTGCGGTGCAAATTCCCCCACGCATCAGCGCGCCACCCAGACTGCTTTAGCGTGTCCACTAACAGTTCTTTTTTGAATTGCTTAACCATACCAGACAATCCCGTCGATTTTTGCCAGCGTTGCGCGTTTAATCTCACCCAGCTTGATTAACGCTTCATCTTTGCTAGACGCTTCCACCGTTTCAGAAAGCTGCTCGCACATATCGTTAGCCCAGTAAGCCTGCCAGCATTGGTGTACGTTGTAATAATAAATAATGGGTTGCATAAACCACCTCGTCCGCTAAAGGAATGTTGCTTAACAATGCGGCAATTATATGTAACGGTTGTTAATAATGCAAGTAAATATCACATTATTTTCAATCCAGTATTTTAGAAACCAGCTTACAGGAGCTTTCAATGTTGTTAAACATATCGTCCGCGGCTTCATGGTACCGCGCTCTCAACTCGCTACATTGTTCAGACTGCTCCAGCATCGCTGCTGCTTCAAACAAACTTTTGTAACCAGCTAGTTTATGGCCAGCGGCCAGGATTTGCTGCTGGCACTCCTTAACCCCTTGAGCCAACACTTTTTGTTTCATAATTCACCCTGAGCAATGTAGTGTCTTGCAATCTGCTCAAAATAGTCCAAGAAAGCTTCCCATGTGATTTCCGAGCGAGTGTTCCAAGTGTAGGGAAACGTCTTCATGGGCAGTTCGGCGTCGAGAATGACCCGCCAGGGTTTGCGGTTTTGTTTGAATATAAGCACCGGTTTATATTCAGCGCCCAGCACACGCGCACTTTCCTCAGCTTGCTTCCACCACGTGTTAATAGACAGCTGTTCCTGACGCTTAATTTCTATTGCTAACCACAGTGTGCCTACCAGGTCAGCTCCGCCTACCGCGCTCTGGTTCTGGTTGCGCTGTACTTGGGGCACTTCCAGAGCGGACAACCCCAACTCGTCGCGCACTCGGTCGATGATGGCGTTAAGCGCTTTTGCAACTTCCCGCTCCCCAGTCTTACCTTTATTTTGCGCATGTAACGCCAATTAACCATCCTCCCACTACAATAGACAAGATTCCAAACACCAAACCGCCGTAAGCTAAGTACGCAACAATTGGCGCTAACCGTTTATACGTTTGCGAATCCCGCGTTAACTGCATCAAAAATGTCGCAATCAGAATGCACAACGCTCCGACCGCAGGGCCGCCCAGCACCAATGCGCCACCGACAATTTGCAAAATAGTCATTTTCACCTCTTATTAAACGATTGAATTTATTTACCAGCCAAGCCAGGTTGATAAGTTTTACCGAAAACTAACCACAGTGATCCCGCACAGCTATCCCATTCGTGTACCGTTTCTGCGCGTCAAACAACTGAGTGTAGTTTTTAGGTTTGGGGCAGCCTGCCGTGGGTGGCTTTAGCATTGGAACCACGCATAAACCCCTCACTGCCAACCGTACTACACCGAACCCTAACAAACATTTGCCGCCGGGCGCACTGGGGTTCTTACACAACGCGCGACAGCCTATGCAACTCCTCGCTTTAGTCAAAGCCATAACAACACCTCTGTTTATACTGCGTTAAACATAGCTTTGTAAATTCGCGTTAGCTCTCCCAAGCTCAAGCATTCGCATTCCGCGGCTTCATAGAATTCAATTTCTTCGTCCATGGCAGACTTGAGCATTTTTTGAGTCGGTTCCGCTGGAACCATCTTCCACCCAGATGCGGACGCAAGTGTGTCCATAATCGTTAAGTTAGAGCTGGAAGGGAACAGGGTCTTGGATACAGGCGCAACCGAGGGAGCCTGTGCGGAAGCGGATTCGCTTTCTAAGTTACGCATCGCAGCCTGAATGTAGTTTGCGGCGTCCAACAGTTCCTCCAACAGATGCTGGAGCCACTGTTGCAAGTTTAAATCCGTGCGCTCGGTAGTCACCCCGTATTTTTGCAATCCAACAACGGAACGCTCTAACAACATTTGGCGATTGCGCTCAACGTTGTCGTCAGGGCTGGCC